ATTATCCCCGCACACTCGCGCAGAGGAGTCTCCCTGTCGGGCTGCGGTCTCTGTTAATGAGGGAATATAGCGACGATACGGCGCATCAACAAAACTTATTTCAGGCACTGAGTGCGGATATAGTCCTGTGCCCCTTCCAGTTGCTTGTGCATCGTCATCAGCCGCTCTCTGAGGGTGAAATAATCCCGTGTAACGGTGTCTGCCAGTTGGGGGCCGGTTGCATTATCCACGCCGGAGGTGGTGGGGGCTTCACGCACGGAGCCTGGACAGGTGGCGTTGATCCGCAGGCGCTTACGACCAGCGGCAACGTCAGCGCGAAGAGTTTCATTTTCAGCTCTCGCATCGGCTAATTCCCTCGAGTATTTTGCATCGAGCGCAGCAACATCGCGCTGGCGCACCTGCATATCAGTAATGGTTGCGTTCGCCAGCTTCAGTTCACTGGCTTTGTTATCGCGCTGCGCTTTGTAGGTAATCGCGTTATCACGGTAATGGTCTGTTGCCATCCACAGCGCACCACAGGCCACCAGCAGAATAACGATAAACGCGGAAAGCATTCGGTTTATGTTCACCCCAGCAACCCCGACGAAGACAACATCATCCAGGCCATGGAAAGAAAAAGAGCAACCAGCATTAGTGAAAATGAAATGCCGACAATTACACAGAGGATCTTCGCCAGCGTTATGAGTTTGTCTGGCATGCTTAATCCTCCCTTCATGATTTCAACGCAATGACCAGTTTTGCCAGCCCATACAGCATCGGGGACACAGCAACACCGACCGCCACCCACTTAATGGCAAAAGCCAGTGCTCTGCTGATGTCATCAGTTACAGGCGCTTTCAGTTCAAGGCCGTTTTTCATAGTCAACCTCAACAGAATTCGTTTATACTTCGCCATGTTCTCCCTTGCCTTACTCAAGGTCAGAAACACAAAACCCCGCTTGGTGCCAACAAACGGGGTTTTTACTTTTATTCACTTACGTTTCGCCAGTTCGCAGGATTTCGTGTTATCCGCCCGCGTGGCCATGCCTTATTTTTCAGCAAAATATTCTGCTTATCTGTCGATACCCCAGCACGCCAGCGCGCTCTCCTGGTCACGACGGGATACCTGACCGTAACAGTTGTTTGAACGAATACGGCAGTCTCTGCCACCGTCCTTAATCCACCAGCGAATCGCTTCGCAGGCACCTTTTCGATCACCTGCATTAATTCGTCTGTAAAACGTCGACGGGAAACACTTACCGGGACCAATGTTGTACGGACAGAATGACGCGATCCCCGCTTTCTGGGGTTCGGTCAGCGGCACTCTGATGTTTTTCTCCACCCACGCCAGCGCTTTATCACGCTCAATGGCGTTAACCTGGTCGCATTTTTCCTTCGACAACTTCATGCCCGGAACGACAGGTTTGCCATCCACCATGATGGCACCACGGCAGATGGTCCAGATACCTGCACCATCACGGTATGCTGTGGTGTGGTTGCCTTCCTTTTCATCCAGAAACTGGTCGAGAATGTCAGGCGCAGGCGCACCAGCGGCAATCAGCGCCAGAACGGCAGCCGACAGGCCGTATTTGATTTTGGTGTTCATGGATATATTAAATATTCAGCCGCTGTCCCTGGCCCACTAAATACGCACTTTAAGATAAGTCAGCCCCGGATGAAGCCAGTAAGCCGGCACTTTTTTAAAGGGTGGAGTATTAAAATCACGAAGAAGAGCCTCCCGCACAATTGCATCCTTATCAGCACCACTGGCCAGCGCTTCAATCTCAGCGGCTACCTGAAGATATCCCATGCAACGGCCAACGCGCTTCATCAGCCCCTGCTTTTTATTGTTCTTCAGGTAATCAATGGCAAATTCAATGAGCTCCTCACTGTGCTGGTGCGATGGAGGTGTTACTTTCCCATTTTCTGAGATGGTTATTTTCCCAGCATCACCGGATACAACAAAGGATGGCCGGTTACACTCCCATTCCAGCTCACTGAAATTATCATTATGAATACTGAAACACTCTGCGAGATTTCTGCTCATCACTTTCCGACAATAATCGTCAAACGCAGCAAACTGCTTTTCATCGCCAGAAGGCACCAATATCGACCATTTCTTATTCAGCTCAACGACGTAGCTCTCCAGTTTTTCAATACGTGATTCAACATCATCTTTTTCTGACCGCAGTGTTGACGGCGGCATCTTCAGAGAACAAGTAATTCTTCCCGGTAGCTTTCCTTTGTAGGTTATCAACACATCCTGCGCCTCTAAAATTACGGGGCGCTTTTCCGGCAACGGTTCGTTCCATTCACATAACCCGGCAGCAACATCCATGAAAAACTGCTTCGCCTGCTTTTTCGCCTCAGCTTCGTAAAACTCCAGCGTGGCACCTTCAGTACGGTCAAGACTAATCGCCACATCTGGCAACAACAGCGACGCTTGCCCGTCACCTTCCGGCTTCACAGTAACAGTAACCTTATCCCCGTAATTATTTATCCCCTTAACAACCAGTTCATATTTTTTATTCATCACTTTACTCTCCCCGCGCCGCCTTACGCCGGTCCTCTTTGATTTTGAAATACAGGTTAGTCAGGTACGTCAGCAGCCCAAACAGCAGACTCCCCAGCACGCCTATTGCCGCCCACTGAGACGGGGAAACCCTGTCCAGCAACTGCAGGAACCAGTAGCCCGTTCCCACCGCTGACGTGGTGTATGACACACCTGTTGTGATTTTTTCCATCTGGTACATACCCCGTCTCCCGTTATCCGGAAGCTCACAACAATATAAAGACCACCGGCACACACCGATGGTCCCTTGCGCAGGCTTACATCATCATGTCGCTGTCAGGTGTGGGTTCACCGCCATCTGAAGCACTCCCGTCACCCGCGATACCTTCCGGCTCCGGAACCGCTGGTACGCCCAGCAGCTCATCCAGAATGGCATCCACTTCTGCATCAAGACGCGCCTCAAGGTTCTGGCGGAGTTTCTGTTTCAGTGCGCTCAGGACTTCTTCAGAGCGCAGGACTTCCTTCACTGCCTCAGCAGTGACCAGGGATGTGATTTCTGACATGGGATTTTCTCGTTGAAAGGTGTTGTCAAGAAAGTGACTACGGAATGAGCGGATCTTCGGGTTTGCTTCCGGCTGACTGACTGGCGCTGATTCTCTCAGCGGCCCTTTTATCAATCTGCCTGCGCCAGAAATCGCGCACTGCCCTGTACCCACCCGAAAGAAGATACATAACACAGACTGCCGTACAGAAGTACAGCATTAACTGGTTCAGAAATGTCATGGTTTCTCACCGTGATAGTTGACATGATTTACTTATTTTTGTAGAAAAATATCGCAAACTTCGGTGTCATCGTGGTCGTTTTACCAGCCGCCAGCATTCATGTAGTGGACACAGTTCATCCCTTTCCTTCATTGCTGGCGGCCTTTTTTTATCATGCCGCGGCATCCGCGTTGTTCACTTCCACCTTCACACTGTCAATCAGCAGCGTATATGTCGCCGCCTTTGATATGCCTGTCAGTTGCAGTTTGTCCGCCGCCCCTGATGCCGGAGATTTCACCAGTGTGAACGGCGTCCCCCGTTTCTCATCCAGTACCGGCGTCACCTGAATGCTGTTGTTTCCGGCAAACTCAAAAGCCAGTGTGTGCCATCCGTTATCAAAGACCCCGAACGTTTCCAGCTTCGCATTCGGCTTCTTGTGGTGCATCGCGTTCAGGTTCGTCGCATCCGTCTGCAGAAAGAAGGACATCAGCATGTCGTTGCCTTCCTCTGCCAGCGTCACTCCCTCCGGCAGGGACGACAACTGCCAGTAAATGCCCAGGGCAAACTGATTCGGCACCAGTGAACCCGGCAACTTAAACCGTACGCTCACACGTCCCCCCTTCTTCAGTAACTCCACTCCCTGTCCGGCTGCATCATGCTCCAGAAACCAGATGTGGTTTTCCGGTTTATTCAGTTGCAGGGCCTTACCTCCCGTAGCCCCCGCATCACTGACCACCGCTTCAGCAATGTTTTTGTTAACATTGTCTCCGCTCGCCGGTTTGTGATAATAGCGCCAGCCCTGTGATGCCAGGTCTTCGCCGGACGCCAGCAGACTCATCAGGGTTCGGTTACTGACCGGACCTTCCGGCTCTCTCTCCGTACCTTCACCGGAAGGTCCGGTGGGCTTCACCGTATCAGGCTGTTTTCCGGTAATGAATTCAGCGTTTCTCCCGGCATGCACAAGAATCGCCGTTGCCAGACGGTCGGAAATAATCCCACGACGTGCCCATGATCCAAAATGCGTTTTACGGTCAGCCGTCGTCCAGGTTTTGGCGTCCGTTCGACCACCGGCTCCGTAATACCCAATATCCGCAACATCCGGATCTTCTGACGGCTCGTTGGTACCCACATTTCGCCCGTTTTCATCCGTCATAAACGGCACAAAGAAGATTTTTTTTGCGGATTTCGTCTTGTATGCACCATACACCGCATCGTATTGCGAAGAATAAGTCTGCTTCCAGTAGTAGGTCGTGTCGCCACAAATCCAGGGAACTGATGACGGAGAGCCCCCGAGACACTGACCTCCGAATTCCGACAGGTCAGAACGATATTTTTCCACCATGGAATCAAACAGCCCCGGCTGAGTGGCGTATGCACCCTGTTTCAAATCAAACTCGCCCTGCATCCAGACCACTGCAAGCAGAATATTTTTAGGGTTGGCCTTCAGTGCGGCCTGAGTACGGGTAAGCAGGTCCTTGTACAGTGGCTTATCTACACCCCAGCGTGCCGAGGTCTCGCTTGCGCCGGTGGATTCGCTGAAGGTACCTTCATCGCCCGCCAAAAATGCAGAACCACCACGGCAGCACGGAACCAGAAGAATACCGGCATTCGCCGGAATAAACGGCAACAATTTCTTCGCGATATGTAATCCCTGCCCCACGCATCCATACTGAGCTGCGCTGGCTTTCGGGTGTGAAAACTTACTCAAATCCTGAACATCATGCAGGCAGTGGTCCGCAGGAATAATGTCATTGTAGTTACAGGACGCACCACCCGGCGTGACAGTGCTGCGACGCGCCAGCTGTTTAATACGCGGGTCCGGACGGTCATATGTCTCCGGCAGCGGAAGCCCTTCACCATACGCCATACCGTTTGACTGCCCGGCCAGGGCAACAACAAAGTAATACTCCGGGTTGCTGGTGTTGCTGATAACTGCGCCTTCTCCATCCGACGGCTTCACCACCACAGGTGTGGTGACATCACCTTCCGCCGCAATGGCCTGCATCAGGGTATAAGGCGTGATGGCCACCGGACTGCCAAATGGCTGCCACCCCTCCTTCAGTTTTTGTGTCAGTCGTTTCGCAAGGTCTGACGGCGATGCCGCCCTGACAACATCATAGTGTTTAAATGCCATGGTTCTTTCCACCATCTGAAAAATAATTCTTTAAAATACCTGACATGTAATACAGAAAAAACACAAAACCATACCTTAAATAAAAACCTCATCATCAAGCAGATATGCATGGATAAACTACAAGACGAGATATAAACCACCCTGCATTTAAATAAACAATAAACAACATCAGAAAAATAATTCTGCTCTATGGTTTACATTCAAAAATATCATTTATACTTTTCAGAACATCACCAGCAAGACATAAACAAGGAAACTAAATGAAGTGGATTGTGATTGATACAGTTATCCAGCCATCATGCGGAATATCTTTTTCAGTCATATGGAGTAAAATAAAATTAATAATCTGGTATCAATCGGATGCTTTCTTACCTCCTGAAAGTATATTTACACTGACTCACACAGGTATCATGCTCAATAACAAAGTGCTACCTGTAACCATTTACAACGTAGCACCATTCAATAAAACATTCTGGAATTTAATCAAAAACAGCCAGGAATGTCCTACAAATACAGATAACGTATTGAATGAATGCTTTAATAACCGTTGCACTCTGCAAATATGTCCTTATGGACTAAAACAACAAAGTCCATAAGGAGTTTACTCACATCTGACAAAATCAATATAAACAGCCCCTCCGGAGAGGGGCTGGAGAGTGGCGCTATGTGCCATTGCATGGTGCCGGGTGCCTCCCGGTGAATTCAGTACCAGCACCTGAATCCGCG